CCGCTACGCGAGTCCCCTAAGGACGAGCTAGCCTTTACCCCTCACTTCGCTGTGGCTCGTTCGGGCGCTAAGCCCGACCAGTACCTGCAGTCGCAGGTTTTAGTTGGGATAGTTCTATCAAATTCCTGAGCCGGTATTTTATTAAAAACATCCTCAAGCCGGTATAAACGAAGAAGGCATTTCGCGCCATTCGGCGCTTTGAGGAGATATACGTGGCAGAGAATTCCGCCGACATAGCCAAGAGAATTATCCTTGGCTGTGTAGCAGAAGGTATGACTATAGAGCAAGCCTGTGGCTCAGCCGGTAAGTCTATGAAGACGTATGAGTACTACCGTCGTACCGACAAAGTATTTACAGATAAAATTGATCGTACCCGTCTCGGCCTCAAGGACAAGTCCTTTGCCTCAGGCGATGTCCACGATATCAGCTTTGAAGAATTCCGCGAGCGCTTCCTGCACTCCAAGACTTTCGCCCATCAGAAGAACATCGTAGATGTCATCGAGGGCAGACCGCCGAGCTGGTTACACCCCGCTATGAAGTACGAGCCAGGCGTTGCCAATAACCGCATCCTCATTAACATTCCGCCAAACCACGCCAAGTCTATGACGATAACCGTGGACTACGTAACGTGGATGGTTGCACAGAATCCAAACTTTAGAGTCTTGATTGTTTCCCAGACTCAGCGCCTAGCGGCAGACTTTCTATACGCTATTAAGCAAAGACTTACCCACCCTATGTATGAGAAGCTCCAGCAGGCTTATGCCGCTGGTGTCGGCTTTAACTCTAAGTCAGCTTCGTGGCAGGCTACCCGTATCACCTTCGGAGATGAACTCCGTGAGTCAGGTGAAAAGGATCCGAACATCGAAGCCGTCGGTATCGGCGGTCAGATTTACGGCAAGCGTGCAGATATGATTATTGTAGATGACGCAGTAACGTTATCAAACGCCAATGACTTTGAGCGACAGATTAAGTGGCTAACGCAGGACGTGCGCTCCCGCCTTAACCCAACAGGTAAACTTATTATTATCGGTACCCGCGTAGCCTCTGTAGATTTATACAAAGAACTACGTAATGAAGATAGATACCCAGGCGGCTTAGTCCCTTGGACCTATCTAGCAATGCCAGCGCTTTTAACGGCTGATGAGAACCCCGACAAGTGGGAGACTTTGTGGCCTGCATCAGATGCACCTTTTGACGGTCAGGCTGAATCCGATAAGGATGAGGTTACTGGACTATACCCACGCTGGTCAGGCCGCAACTTATTTAATGAACGACAATCAATGGATGCCTCAACGTGGGCATTGATCTACCAACAACAGGACATATCAGATGACTCTGCTTTTGACCCTGTATGTGTTCGTGGTTCGATTGATGGAATGCGTAAGTCGGGTCCGTTAACCGCCGGACATCCTGGACATCCGCGAGACCTAAACGGCTTTAGTATTATCTGTGGGCTAGACCCTGCGATGATTGGTGATACTGCAGCTATTTGTTATGCAATAGACCGCAGTACAAATAAAAGATACATCGTAGATGCTATCAAGATTAGCCGTCCATCACCTGCAGCTATCCGTAACTTAATATTTGACTGGACCTCTATCTACTCACCGAGTGAGTGGATTGTAGAGAAGAACGCTTTCCAGTCCTTCCTTACACAAGATGAAGGTATCCGTCAGCACCTAGCAACACGTGGCGTTCAATTTAAGGAACACCATACCGGTTCTAACAAATGGGATGCTGGCTTCGGCGTAGCCTCTATGTCTAGCCTCTTTGGTACTAAGCAACACGATGGCAAGCACCATCGAGATAATCTTATTCACTTACCTTCAGATCAGACTGAGAATGTCAAGGCTCTTATAGAGCAGTTGATTACGTGGTCTCCGACTACTAAGGGTAAGACTGACTTAGTGATGGCGCTCTGGTTCTGTGAAATCCGCGCCCGTGAGATGCTCAACTACGGCAAGTACTCAAAGCATCACCTAGCAAACCCATTCCTATCCCGTCACGAGATAGGCAAGCGAACAGTTGTCAACCTAGATGAACTATTCGCAGAGCAAAACAAAACGTTCATCTAATAGGGAGAAACAAATGGTTGCACCAAAGAAACCAACGCCAGGTTCGCTTTCAAAACGCTCTACTCCAAAGCCTATGCCTGTAAAGCCAAAAGGTATGGATTCAAAGGCTTATGCTAAAAGACTTGCTGATGCTAAGAAAAAAGTAGCAATGATAGATCCTAAAGTAGTAGCAAAAGTAAGAGAAATGTACAAAGAAAAACCTACAGTAAAAGGATCAGTTGCTAAAACTTTTGATGTTAAAAAGTTAAAGCCAAAGCAAATATCAAAGTCAGAACAAAATTTTCTAGACGGTCAAAAACTAAAGAAAAGAATTCTTAAGAAGACCGGCGTATATAAAAACACTGCTACCTAAGGATTACAATGGACGAACAAGATAAAATTGCAGGACGCAGAGCGTCAGAAGCAGCAGCTAAGGCTGCAAGTGCTCCAAAGAACTCAGAGTTCCGAGGAACTGCATCTGCTGTTAAGAAGTCATCAGTTAAACCAAAGGCAAAGGCTGTTGTTAAAGCCGTTGCTAAAGTTGAATCTGCCAGAATGACTCGTCCAGGATCAACCGTTAAGGCTACTGTAAAGAGCGCAGCCCCAGGTGCCATCAGTGGCAAGATGAAATCATCTACTGCCAGCAAGTCTAAGAGTTCTACTCCTAGCACTATCAGTGGTAAGAAGGTTGCAGCAACTTCTAAGAAAGCAACAGTAAAGAAGATTAACACAACATCTAATCCTATTACAGCAGCTTTTAATAAGTTAAGCCCATATGGAAACAAGAATCAAAAGTTTACAAATACATTTGACAAACTCCAAGAAAAGATTGGCGCTAACAGTCCAGCAGATAATGCTGCTCGCAAAGCAAAAGCACCAGCATCTCAAGTAGATAGGCGTGCTGCTGTTGTAGCAACAATGGCAAAGCGTATGGGTATCTCGGTTGCTGAATATAACCGTCGCGCTGCTGCTGCTAAAGCAAAATACAACGCAAATAAAAAGTAAGGACCCCACTTGTTATCAGTCAAAGAAGTTGACGCAAAACTATCGCGGCTACGTACTCGCTCATCAGCGCGAGACCAGCGTATGCGCGACGTGCTTTCCGTGCGTCAAGGTGATATCTCAAAGGTATTTCCTTCAATGTTTTCAGAGGACTATCCAAAGCCTCTAGTCGCTAACTTCATTGACGTTGCAGCACGGGATCTGGCAGAAGCAATGGCACCGCTACCTTCCTTTAACTGCTCAGCAACTAATATGGTTTCTGATTCAGCACGCAAGGCAGCAGACATCCGTACACGTATTGCCAATTACTACGTATCTTCATCTGACCTACAACTTCAGATGTATACCGGTGCTGATTGGTATAACACTTACGGAATGCTTCCAGCAATTATTGAGATGGATTACGAGTCAAACAATCCTCGTATCCGTCTGCTTAATCCTTTTGGTGTCTATCCTGAGGTAGACCGCTTTGGTCGCTGTACTTCTATGACTCAGGTTGTAGTAACAGATGCTGAAACACTAGGCGCACAGTACCCAGAGTTCTACGATCAGATTATCAGTCGCAAGGGATATCAGACTTCATCTCCATATATCTCAATGGTGCGCTACCACGACAAAGATCAAGACCTTATCTACTTACCAGAGCGTGAGAATCTAGTTATCTCTCGTGTAAAGAACCAGATTGGCAAGTGTCTAGCACGTGTAGTTACTCGCTCATCATTAGATGGCGAAGCACGTGGTCAATTCGATGACGTACTATCTGTTCAACTTGCTCGTGCTCGCTTTGCAGTATTGCAAATCCAAGCCGCTGAGAAATCTATCCAAGCACCTATTGCTATTCCACAAGATGTGCAAGAACTTGCATTGGGACCTGATGCAATTATGCGTTCATCTCAGCCACAGAACATTCGTCGTGTTCCACTAGAACTACCACCTGGTGTATTTACTGAGTCTGGTGTCCTAGAGCGTGAACTACGCTTAGGTGCTCGTTATCCAGAATCACGTTCAGGAGATATCAGCGCATCCGTTGTTACAGGTCGTGGTGTACAAGCATTACAGGCTGGATTCGATACACAGATTAAATCAGCTCAAGCACAGTTTGCACGTTTGTTTATGGAACTTGTATCTATGTGCTTTGAAGTAGATGAAGCAGTCTTTGGTAATATGACAAAGACAATCAAGGGTAGCGATGACGGTACTCCGTTTATGATGAAGTACATCCCATCTCGTGATATTAAAGGCGAGAGTGGCGTAGACGTTCGTTACGGAATTATGTCTGGTATGGATCCTAACCGTGCAATCATTGCATTGCTACAGATGCGTTCAGACAAACTTGTATCACGTGACTATGTACGTCGTGAGATTCCAATGGATCTAAACGTAACCCAAGAGGAGCAACGTGTTGATATTGAAGAGATGCGTGATTCTTTGCGCGTTGCCGTTGCTCAGTATGCTCAAGCTATTCCTGCTATGGCGGCGCAGGGGCAAAACCCTGAAGAGATTGTCAAGCGTATCGCAGGTGTTATCCAAGGTCGCCAAAAGGGACTCTCACTAGAGTCAACTGTAGAAAAAGTATTTATGCCACAACCAACTCCACCACAAGCTGCGCCACCTATGGCGCCAGGTATGGAGCAACAGATTCCAGCAGCAGGTGCGGCCCCCGCTCCTGCCTCGCAGCAACCTCCACAAGAACAAGCTGGTCAGGCCCCTGCTGCTGGTCAACGTCCCGATATAGCACAACTACTAGCCTCTATTGGTGGGGCAGCATAAGTGAAGGAGGTGCAAATATGAAAAAAGGTACATTCGCTAAAGCCGTAGAAGTAAAGCCAGTAGAAGGCAAGAAAGATACAGCAAAGCCAGCAGGTGGAAAAGTATTCTTCGGAATGAACGTTCCAGGACGCAAAGGCAAGAAGGCTTAATTATTAAACTGAAAGGTGTACTGGACGATGAATAATCAAGATAAACTTCCGCGTCCAGTACGCCCGACAGATTTCCTTGTGATACTTACAGGGTTTGTTTACAACCTAACTCAGACAGTTGAAGCGTTTGTTTCTGAGTTATATGAATTATCTATCTATCACGCTAATCAAAAGACAGCCACAACTAAAGTGTGGGAAGAATTTTCGCAAGACTTAGAAACAATACAGGAGGAAACAGATGGCTAGAGGTCCCCTCGCCGGTGCTGCAGGTCCTGGCAAGTTTGCAAAGAGAACAGATCTACCGTCAGAATATTATGGCGAAGGTCTTGAAACAGCCAATCTTAAAAGCGAAGCAAAGATGTCAAAGACTCGTGGTATTGCAGATAACGTAGGTGGTCGTCCATCTAACCCTCTTACTCCTATTACTCCAATTTACGCACAGTCACAAAAACCAGAAGTACCGGTTACTGATGGTGTTGATATGGGTGCAGGTGCAGGATCAGATGCTTTAACAATGCGTGAACCTGATGACACAAACTTTCGTGCAGCAATTCAATCTTACAAGCCAGTACTTGCTTACATCTCAGATTTACCTAATACATCTCCAGAGACTAAGGCAGCCATTCGTCAACTTTGGGATATGTAGTGGGTAGTATTTGGAATCGCATTGGCGATGTGGCTACTAACACTGGTAAAAACTTATTTAAGTTTGGTGGAGAAGTACTAGGAGCAGCAACTGCTCCAGCACGTTTTGCTTGGGATGTTGGTACAGCTCCTTGGAATGATGCTGATGAGTACAATGGATTTATTCAACCATTCAAAACTGCAGGCGAAGATGTTAAAAAAGATTTAATAAAGCCTCTTGCTTCAGCTGGTGGAGCAATTATGAAAGTGCCAGGAGTTCAACCTGCACTTGAGCGCATTAATAAGATTAACCAAGAGTTTATTCGTGAACCATTAACAACATATCAACTTGTTCAGGGTGATATTACATCTGGTCGAGAGAGTATCGGAAGTATCTTTGATCCTAATGAGTGGAAGAAAGCCTACGCAGGTGCTCAGGACATATCATTTGGTCAAGCATATGTTAGCAACATCCGCAATATCTACGACCCAAAGTTTAATGTGTATGACCCACGACAGCGCGAACAAGCATTCAAGAAAAGCGCTTGGGGTAAATATACATCAGGTGGTTTTGATGTAGCTATTCAACTTGTTGGAGATGTAACTCTTGTTGCTGGTAAAGCAACTAAGGTTCTTAAAGCAAGCGAATTAGGTGTTGGCAAATTAAATAATGCTGATGCTGTTTCCAAAGCAGCAGAAGATATTACCAAGGCTCAATTTGGTGTTAACAATCGTATGACTAAAGTACTAGATGACTTTACTGAAAGAGATTCTGTTTACGCAATATCTCATCCAATGGTTAAGTCTTCTAATAACCCAGCACTACTTGCTCACCTTCTAGGTGACTCGGTAGATCGTGATGAAACAGCACTAATCCTTCGCTCAGCTTTAGGTGATGCGGCTGCTCTAGATGAATTAGCACTACAACGTGCATATCTAACAGACGCTCTTAAAGCAGCACGTGGAGATCTATCCGCTGTTGATGAATATAAGTTATACGCTGCACCAGATGAGTCTGGAATGATTCCATTTCTTAATGATAATGAAGCAGTTATCAAAGAGGCTAAAGATAATTACGAATCTCTTATCAAAACAGATAAGTACTTTGCTGACTTAATGCAAGTTGGCGGTTCAAAGATTGATGAAGCAGGAAACGTAGTTATGAGTGGCGGAACACTCACACGTACAACCGGTAAGGCTTTACAAGGTTTTGAAAACTTTGTTGCCAATTCCCGTTCACTTAAATTTTATGATAATACTATTGGAAATGCAAAAGTTGAAGTATTTCAACCAACTCCATTTCACCGTTTATATCAAAAGATATCTTGGGCTGCAGGAGAGCGTCCTGCTGGTCTAGTTGATTTCAATGATGCTGACTCTTATAAAGAAATTATTGCTACTGTAAATAAATTAGGTCCAACAAGTGCAGGTAGATTAGTTCCTCGCAGTCTTAGAAACCTTGGACTCTTTACAGAAGAACAAAGCAAAGCATTGCTCGATAATTATATGGCTGCTTCTACACCAGAAGCACGATTTATTGCTACTACAAATATTGAAAGTACTGCAATGCGTGCTCTAGCAAAGAAGCACGATATTACTGAAGAAGCAGCTGAGCAGATTTATAATGACTACAAAGGTGCTAGAACATCTGCGTTACAGTCCATTAAAAATAACGGCTTTATGGTTGACCTAGATGATAAAATTATTAAGGTACCACAACTAGAATCTCAGACTGCTGACTTCTTGCCATTAATGGATTTTGAATTAATGGATAATTTACTTAAAGGTCAAAAGTCAGTTATCAATGCTCTCAGCGGAAGAGCTGTTGGTACCACACTGCACTATGCAGATGTACTACAGGATGCTTTTAAGGCCGGAGCGCTGCTTCGCCTAGGATATACAACTCGTAACGCAATTGATTCTCAACTACGTATTGCTGCGTCAGTTGGCGCTATGGCTTCGTTCCAGCACTTGGGCGTTGGTATAAGAAATATTATTAATAACACTGTTGCTGTTCCAGCACGTATGATTGACCAGTACCGCCCAGTAGATTCTGGTATGACAATACGTCAAGTACAGACATCAAGCACTAATGTTATCCGAGAACTTGATGATCTTAAAAAACAAATTGGTGAATTAGAAGCACAGATATCACTCAAGCCAGATAGTGTTTCTGTCTCAGGTAAACTTAATACGCTTAAACTTTTACAAGAAGAAAAGCAAGCCGTATACCAGCATTACTCAGATGTGTTAAGTCGTTCAAAATCAGCTAAGCCAAAAGACCGTATTGGTACTGGTTTAATTGAAATAACAACTTCTGACGGAGTTAAGTATGAAATCTATGATGCTTTCGGTGGCCCACTGGGAGATCTGTTCCGCAAGATTGCATCATCTGGCAATTCATTTGAGCGTCTAGTTGATAGTAATACTGATATGTATATGCGTCAATTATCTTCTAAAGGTATTGCTCAGATACGACCAACGGATCCAGGATACTTTGAACAATGGGCGCAAACCCTTCGTCAACAATTTGGTAACTCAGCAGTTGTAAAAAAGATTGTTGCTGGAGAATCTATTGATGATATTACTGAGTGGTTGACTAGTTCACCAGCAGGAAGAGATTTACGCAGACGCTTAGGGCTTGGGTCAAGAGACTCAGCTGAATATGTATCACGCATTAATGGCTTTCTAGATAACTACCTACCGGTATCGTCTAATCTACGTGGCAAACTTGGTGAAGTAACAGCAGGTGATTTGCGTACAGCGTTTACAGATCCAACAACATTGCCTGTTATTCACGGAAATCTTCTTCAAGAAGCTGTATTTAATACTTCACAGATTAAAGGCCGTGAAATTATTAATACTTTATTTAAGTTCCTTGGAACTTTACCAGAAGATGCTTTGGCACGTAACCCCTTGTACGTACATTTCTATCGTCAGGAAGCAAAGCGTCGTATAGATATCGTTGCAGGTCTTAAAGGTGACAAATTATCATTTGCAGACCAAGAAGCAATTATGTTAGCTTCTCAAAAGTCAGCCCTTCGTGAGATGAAGGGTGTACTTTTCAACATTGAGCGCAAGAGCAATCTTGCTGCTGCTATGAAATACATTAGCCCATTCTTTTCTGCACAAGAAAATGCTTACAAGACTTGGTCAAAGATGGTAGTTGCTAATCCAGCAATTGTTAATCGTGGCTACATTGTATGGAATTCACCAAATAGACAAGGTCTGGTTACAGACCAAGACGGAAATGAAGTTGAATCAGGTAAAACAACTGGTAACGATATCATTTGGGTATCACTTCCTAAAGGAATCACAAAGATTCCAGGTTTAAACTCATTAACAGAAATGGGTATTCCCAAAGCATCACTAGATATCATCTTCCAAGGTGGACTAGATGTCCTTTATATGAAGGGCAATCCTAATATTGCAAGCGATATATTCCCAGTAGGGCCATATATTGCCGTACCAGTCTCTGAAGTTGTTAAACGTCAGCCTTCTTTAGAAGATGCGTTTAAGTTTGCTCTTCCTTTTGGTCCAACAAAGAATGCTGCTTCAGGATTTCTACCAACGTGGTTCCAAAAACTACAGACTAAAGCCGGTGGCTTAAACGATCCACAGTTTGCTAACACTTACCAGTTAATCTGGAAGACAGAACAACAAAAAGCAAAGCGTAATGGTCTTCCGCCTGTTAATCCTAATAAGATTATGCAGATGACAAAGGATTACTGGAGTATGCGTACAGCTGCTTCTTTGATTATGCCGTTTGCCCCACGATTTGATAGCCCATATAAATATTATATGGACAAGTCTCGTGAATACAAGCGTATGTATGGACTTAAAGCCGATGAGAAGTTCTTTGATGACTACCCAGACTTCTTTACTTTTGCTGCAAGTCTTTCTGCTAACCCTACAAGCGTTCAATCAACAGTTCAGGCTACAAAGAACATTAATAAGTACTCAGGTCTTATTACTGACCTAGCAAAGATTGAGCCAAAGTTGATTGGTCTTATAGTTAACGACCCTAGTACATATGATTTCTCTCAAGCTGCCTATAGATATCTACAAGGTAAGCAAGTATCGCCAGATTCTCCACAGAAGTTCCTATCGGCACAGAGTCCTGCAGAAGCACAGAAGAAGAACGACGCTGAAAAGGGTTGGATTCAATATAACAAATTATCCGATGCTATTGATGAAGAATTAAAGAAGAGACAGCTTTCTTCAATTCAGCAAAGTGGCGCTGAAGACCTAAAGTATATTAAAGAACAGGTAATCTTTAAGTTATCTGTTCAAGCAGATGCCGAAGGAAAGCCTATTACAGATCCAGCAACAGGTACTTTAGCACGTACTGCTTGGTATGATGATTATTTAGACGATGACGGTTCTAAAACAAACCGCGTTATTGCCGGTCTTGGTAAAATCATCAACGATGAAAGTTTTATGCAGAAGAATGGCAACAATAAGAAGGCTACTTGGAAGTCAGTGTCCGTATATCTAGATCTTCGCAAACAAGTTGCTGCTGAACTGGCTTCTCGTGAAGTTAAATCCATTGATGCTAAGGCAAACGCAGATATGAGATACATATATGACCAAGTTGTATCAAAATTAAAGAATGATGACAAGTTGGGGTTTGCGTATCTATACGACAGATTCCTTTCACAAGACCTTGTCTACGATAAGTATTTAACTCCAAAGGAGACTAAATAATGGCAGATCCAAAAGCACCACCAGCTATCAGTGGGTCAACCGTAAAAGATAACTCTTTGGCTAATACTTTTGGTGTAGATATGAGTGGCTTTAAGCCACCTGAGAGTACTAAGAAGAAAATTAAGACTGGTATATACAAGTCTGTACAGATTTCATCACAGGCTCCTAACGACCAAGCAATTCGACAGACGATCAATAAGGTTTTCAAGGCTTACTATGGACGTGACGCACGTGCTGATGAAATAGCAACGTGGGCGCCACAACTAAAGGCTAAGTATGTAGGTAAGAATGGTAAGTCAAAGACCAATATAACTTACATATACGATAACGCTGGTAACTTAGTTAGCACCGAATACCTTACTGCTGATGGATTAGATCCTGCTATCTGGCTTGATGAGCAAGTCAAGGCCAATGTAGCCAAAGGTGTAGTTGGAATTAATAAGGCTGGTATTCCAGAAGGACCTTCTGGTCAATACTTTGTTGCTATTAAGAACCTTGCTCGCAATAACGGTATTAACCTATCCGATGCAGCAGCAACAGACTATGCAAATAAAATACTTGCCGGTGTGGTTGATGAGAATACTGTTATGAATACGCTGCGTGAAAGCGCAGCATCTGCATTTCCACAGTTTGCAGACAAGATTAAAGCAGGCATTGACCTAAAGACTTTAGCTGACCCATACATCCAATCTATGAGTCGCATTCTTGAACTACCAGATTCCGCTATTGATGTATTTGACCCAAAGGTTCGTGGTGCTTTGTCATTCACAATGCCTGACGGAAAAGTAGGAACTAAGTCAATCTATGACTTTGAAAAAGAACTACGTCAAGACACTCGCTGGCAATATACAAATAATGCCCGTGAAGAAGTTTCCAATTCAGTAGTTAAAGTCCTTAAAGACTTTGGATTTATGGGGTAAATGATGGCTGAGAAACAAAAAGTATTTATGTCAGGTCCAGGTGCTGTGCGTGGCAAAGCCCCAGTTGTTACTAAGACAGTTCCAGTAAAGTCATCTACCACTAAACCTAAAGTTTCAAATGCTAATAAAGACGCAGCCAAGGCATTAGGTAATGTTTCAAAAGATTTAGGCAAACTTGGTGGGTTACTTGCTACATATTTTAGTGGTGGAACTGATGTTGTAGCCCCACCTATTGTTTCAACTGATACAAGTACCGATAGCAGTGTAACTGATGCTTTATTACAGCAACTACTTGCTGGTCAATTAACAGCAGCGGCAACTGCTGCAGCGCAAGCTCAAGCAGAACGTCAATCTGCCTACGATATATTGCTATCAGAGTTCACTCGATATGGTTTAGCCTCACTTGTAGAACCACTCAAGGGATTTATTATCAGTGGTGCATCACCTGCTGAATTAACTATTCAACTACAGAACAGCGATGCTTATAAGAAGCGCTTTGCCGCTAACGCTGATCGTATTGCTAAAGGTTTATCAGCCCTTAGCCCTGCAGAGTATGTAGCCATTGAAGACCAATACCAGAACATTATGCGTAACTATGGACTACCAGAGTCCTACTACGCAAAAGATACTATGGGTACTCAAGCTGGATTTCAGACACTTCTTGCCAACGATGTATCCGCTACAGAACTAGAAGAGCGTGTACTTACTGCTCAAGATAGAGTTCTTAAAGCAGCACCACAAGTATCGCAAGCACTCAAAGCATTTTACCCAGACATTACCAATGGCGATATCTTGGCTTATACACTTGACCCAACAAAGGGTCTTGATGCTATTAAGCGTAAGGTAACTGCTGCTGAAATTGGCGGAGCCGCTATTGGTCAAGGACTTACAACTGGTGTCACACGTGCAGAAGAACTTGCTGCAGCTGGTGTAACCAAGCAACAAGCACAAGAGGGTTATCAGACTATTGCTGAAGTAGCACCACGTGGTGCAATGCTTTCAGACATTTACAAGCAGAGTCCTTACGGACAAACACAAGCAGAGCAAGAAGTATTTAATCTTGCAGGATCTGCAGAAGCCTCACGTCAACGCAAGAAACTTACATCACTTGAGACCGCAGCATTTAGTGGTCAAGCTGGTGTTGGTGCCTTAGCACGAGAACGAGCAGGAAACCTATAAAGCCTACTGTTAGAAATACTGGCGCTAACAGAGTGATACCTAAGACCAGTAGTAGGAGCCACACCCTTTCCCCAGAGGAATGTGCGGCCTACGTAAATCAAACAACTGATAGGGAGATGGACTATGTCCAACAACGAGTACGAGGATGACGACGATGACTACACCACAAGTGATTCATCGAATGACCTTGTAAAACAACTACGCAAAGCAGCCAAGCAAAAGGACAAAGAACTACAAGAGCTTCGTGCTCAGTTCGATGGAATTAGCAAGGCGCAACGTGAAAGAGCAATCAAGGATGCCCT